ACCACAACCAAGGGTTGGGCGGCATTCGTTTCCACACCGCGGGGCTTTGATTCATTCTTTGATTTGTTTGAACGGTCAAAAACCGATTCCGAATGGGAAGGCTTTCAAGCCCCGAGTACATGCAACCCGTTATTCGATGCGGCCGAAATGGAAGCGGCACGCAAAGAATTAAGCGAACCGGTTTTTGCACAAGAGATTCTTGCTCAATTCCGTGACCTATACAACGGCGCGGCCTATATCAACTTCAGTGATGCAAACTTGCGCACGTCGTCACCGTTTACCACAACCGGCGCACTTTATTCCCCACACCTTCCCATTCTACTTGGAACGGATTTCAACCTTGACCCGATGGCGTGGATTTTGGGCCAAACCAATTCCGGCCGGTATTACTTTTTCGATGAGATATTTTTAAGGGGTTCCCACACCCAAGAGGCCGCGCTTGAATTGGTGCATCGAATAAAGATGTTGGATATCAAAGCACGTCCGATGGTTAAGATTGCGGGTGACGCATCCGCACGCGCCGGGCAACGTGCAGCGTTTGGGCGTTCGGATTATTCAATCCTAGAGGAAATCCTTTCGGCCAATGGAATCAGCTATGACAACGTGACCCCTTTAAGTAACCCTGAGGTTCGCGACCGCGTGAACGTAGTCAATTCAAGGCTAAAGGATTCCGCAGGTGAAAATCACCTTTGGTTGCACCCCAATTGCGTCAATGCACGGCGGGATTTTCAGCGTGTGGGTTGGAAACGAAACATTACCCGCGGTGCGTTGGATCAAGTATCCGACCCAATGCTCACCCACATTTCGGACGCAATCGGTTATGCCATCACTGGCACTTCCCAAATGTGGCAACCAAGCGCCGGCGGGGTTTATGTTTTGCGCCGTTAATTTTGCTCAATGCTTATTGATGCCGCACAATTTCAAGGCGGGTGTAGCACAATTGGCAGCGCGTTTCGAATAGTGGGGACGCCCACCGAAAAGGTTCTCGGTTCGAGTCCGGGCACCCGCGCCATATTTAAAAACCGTGGTTTGGCCTAGGCTAAAACCATTTCATGGAATAGCATTCAAGCAATGGCGAAAATGAAAAGCGGAAACGAATCAAAAGCATATCGAACTTTCCGCCAAGCATCCGAACGCGCATTGGAAGAATTGCACCGCAACGCCATCCTTGAAATCAATGACCTTGCCCGAAATGCTTTTGTGAACTTGGTCGCTCAAGCCATCTTCACTTTGAAGCAATTGCCGCAGCCGGTGACAATTAACCACACATCCCAATCGGCCTTGACCCAATGCAACGCGCAAATGGATTCTTTAATTCAACCGGCAGCGCGTGACATTGCGGACGCCATCAAACGGCTAAAGCGCCGCGCCTATATCCTAGCCTATGTTTCGGCAGCGGAAGGGGCCGGACGCCTAACAGGAAAGCCAACCAAGTTTTCAGTGATACCCGGGGAAGTTGATCAACTTTCATCCACCAACTTTGAGGGCGTGCCAATCATCAACCGGATCACACTTGCCCTTTCCCGTGTGAAACGGGATTTGCTTGATGCCCTTGAATTTTCGATTGTCCAAGAATTGCCCGAGGATGAGGCAATTCAAAAGATGCTTTCAGCACTGCCAAAGACACGCAAAGTTATCCGACCCAAAAAAGCCATTCAAAAGCTAACCGAGGCCGAGTTTGTTTCCGATAGCATTGGAACCGATGAATTCCCGGTTGCCATGTCGTCCGGTTTTGTGACCGATGATGAATGGGAAGACATTGTGTCGGCCTATAAACAAGCCTATGTCCCCAAGTATCGCGGGCCAAAGGACATCATTTCGGATCGAAAGAAACCGGACGGGTCAGACCTTTATGTGTGGGAAGTTGAAAAAGAAACCACGCATGAATTTGTGACCGATGTGCGGAAGGCTGCGGAACGTGGTGAATCCGAAAACGGAATCACTGATTTCGTTTGGGTTGCCGTGGTGGATCAGGACACGGACGAGTGTTGCCTTTGGCGTGACGGCCTCTTGGTGTCCGAAATAGAAAAAGAATTGAAATCCCACAAAAATGAGGATGAGGATTGCGGGGAAGGAATCACCCCGCCGATTCATTTCAATTGCCGTTGCACCTTGGCCCCGGCAGTTGAGGAAATTCCTGATTTGCCTGATAACAACTTGGCCGAATTTGAGGATTGGTTGAATGTCTAAAGATACTTTTGCAATCAATACGGAAAAAGAAAAAACTCCAACCACGGCGCACGTCATTAAACCCGCGCCAACCGGCGGTGAGTTTGACGGGCGTTTTCATTTTAAAGCCCCGCATGAATTGAACGCGGAAAACATTTCAACCGTTTCCGAATTGATTACGCTTTTGGAACGCAACCCATCCATTGAAATTGAAGCACGCGTCATGGCCGTGGACCCAAACACCGGCAAAATGGGCGTGAAGGTTGTGGCCCGCGATGAGTTTTTGGAAGCGGTCCGCGGTGAAACTAAAATCCCGCAAACCCAATTCCGTGAGGCCGTGGATTCTTTTGCCCGTGATTCCGGCATTTCAAGTGGAATGGTCGGGGACGATTATGTGCCGATGCTTGGCGGAAACTTTTTCAAATCCCTGCCGTATTGGGATTTTTTAAAACAAGCAAACGCCGCGTTCTATGCGTGGAACCATGACCCAATTGCTCACCAAGCAATCAACATCATCCGTGATTTCACCCTAGGCCGTGGATATCGGATTGATTCCGAAAACAAAGCGGCACTTGCATTGTGGGCGGCTTTTGAAAAGGTAAACGACATCCCTCAATTGATGAAGCAAATCGCCATTGAAATTTCAATTTACGGTGAAACCCTAGTTTGGAAATTGCCGAATCATCAAGCGGCGCCGGTTCAAGCAAGAACCGAGGGGCAACCGATTCCACGCGCATTGATTCCGCGGGTTCAATTGGTTGACCCAACCGTGATTTGGGAAGTGTTGACGTGGCCCGAGCAACCCAACCGCCCGCTTTCATTCGTCTGGGTCGCGCCCACAATGTATCAAATTTACACCGGACAAGAAAAATCTGCCCATGTGCCGGGTTCGAAGTTTATCTTTCAAACGATTCCAGCCGACCAAATGCGGCAATACAAAATCAATTGCGTGACCGGTGAAAAGCGTGGCCGGTCTGACCTTTATCCCGTTTTAAGTTATTTGAAGCGGTTACGGGATACCGTGCAATACGCAATTATTGGCACGCAAAAGCAAGCGGCATACTCAATCGACACAACGGTTGAAGGCGGTGAATCAGACATCGCGGCATATATTGAAGCGCAAGAGTCCATGGGCACCGTGCATCCTGCCGGATCCGAATTCGTGCACACTGCAAAGGTGAAACGTGAATACCTTTCCGCGGATGGCGCACGCATGGGCAATAACCCAACCTTTGATTGGGTCATGTCCATGGTTGCATCCGGGATGGGCATTCCGATTTCATTCTTCGGCACGCATCTTTCCGGCGGGCAAACGCGGGCGTCCGCGATTGTTTCGACCGAACCCGTCGCCAAAAAGTTTGAAGCACGCCAACAAATTTACGAAAAAATCCTGAATGACCTTTGGGATGATTTGATGGAATGGGCGGGATTGGGTAGCGTTCCGGTTGAATTTACGTTCCCCGAACTTTACACCCAGGACCGTTCACAAAAATTTAAGGATTTGGCATTGGCTGAATCCCAAGGTTGGCTTTCAAAAAAACGTGTTGCAGGGATGGCGGCCAAAGAATTGTCTATCACGGATTATGACTTCGAAACGGAAGTTGAAAAGGATGACCAAATGGACGCCGAAGGATTGGCGCCATTGACCACACCCGGCGCGGTTCAAAAACCCCAAGCAACCATTGGGGCAACCGAGCGGGTTGAAATTAAAAAACAGGGCGGGAATCAATAATGGATGATATTTCGGATTATCTCAAAAAGGTTGGTTTTCCCACGTTTGAAGAATTCTCACGAAACGTGGAAAAATATACAGGGCGCGATGATGACAGACTTGCGGAAGTTGATCAGGGTCATACCGGTCATTTGGCAACCGTAGTCAAAAAACAGACCTACGAAATCGAGGGTTACAAGTGCCGGACCCTTGAAGAGGTTGAGCGGATCGCTAAGGAAAAAGGAATTCCGTTAAAGGAATTGGACTACCGGCCGCAATTGATTCCACTAGGCGCCGGCAAGGCGGATGTTTTGGTCCGGTTCATTTCAAAATCTAAGCGTCAAACACGGGGTGAATGGTAATGGAAAAAGCGGGATCAAAAGGCGGCGTTCACGGAATGTCCATTTTCTTTGGCGTTGAAGCATTCAAACCCGCACCCGCGGTTGGCCCAAGCGCACCCGAACCAAAGCAACCCGAACCGAAAGCAAAGCCTGAAATCGTAACGGCAGCGGATCAACCCAAAACCGCAGACGATATTGTTGCCGATATTCTTTTAAAGAATCCCGGGATGAATGCCGCGGCCCTTGTCCAAGCACTCAAGGTTTCCGGCATTAAGTTTGCCAAGATTGAAATTGAAGCAAATGAGGCGGACACTTCAAGCCTTGCGCCGGCAGTGTTGCGGGATGAGCAGAAAAAAGAATCATGGGCGCCGCTTTGGGCAACCCTTTTCCGTGAGGATGCACAATGAAAAATTGGAATGACTCATTTGTTTCCTGCCGGTTTCTTGAAGCGGTTGCAAAGGATGATGGAATCGGTCCATTCCGATTCAAGACCGCTTTGATTCAAGAGGGCATGGGAAACTTCCGGGACCGCTTTTTCTATACCCGCGAATGTCTCGAATCCGCCATTGCAGTTTTTGAGGGTCGCAAGTGCTTTGCGGATCACCCAAGCCGAGCGGAAGAATCAGACCGTCCCGAGCGTTCGGTGCGCGATATCATCGGGCATTTTGAAAACGTGCACTTGGAAGAAACGGACGATGGCACGGCAATGCTTGTTGCCGATTTGATTCTTTTGCCTGATTCCCCTTTTGAATGGGCGCGTTCGCTTGTGCGCCATGCCGTGGACTATGGCAAACGATATCCCGGCCAAGAGTTTGTTGGATTGTCAATCAATGCGAGCGGTGACGCCCAACCAATGGAAATCAAATCAGTGATGCAGGATTCCGACTTGCCGGATTCGGTTAAACCGAAATTGGCAAAAGCGGTTGAAATGGGCGTTGGTGAATTAAGGGTTGTTAAAAAAATTACTGAAGCAACATCGGTTGATTTGGTGACCGAACCTGGGGCCAAAGGTAAAATCATTTCTTATTTGGAGGCAAATTCGATGGCACGCAAAAAAAACATGTTTATTGAAGCGGTTGAAGAAAAAGCGGTTGAAGAAAAAAAGGTTGAAGGCAAGCAAGCCGAGCAAGAAGCGCCCGAGCATGCCGACGTTGAGCAAGACAAGGCACTCATTCTGGACATGATCAAAAAATATATGTCCGGTGAGGGCGGCGAAGAAATTGAACTTGATGAGGCCGCATCGTCCGCCGCTCATGAAGCCTATGAATCATATAAAGAAATGGGCAAATCCCATGATGAAGCGATGAAATGCGCCGCCGATGCCCTTGCACTTGCAAAGCACGTTGCAAAGAAACAAGACGAAAAAGCTAAAGAATCCGTGGAAAAAGAAGTTTCCGAAAAATGTGAATCGGACGACAAAGACGCGGACGATGAAAAGAAAATGGAAACCAAAGAATCCGAAGTTGTGCGCCTTGCTGCACGCGTTGCATTCCTTGAACGCCAATTGAAGGATAAAGAATTGGTGGAATTCTTGGATAAGAAACTTCAAGAATCCGGCCTTGGACGCAAGGAGACCGATGTTTTGCGCAAGCTTATCGGCAAGCCAAAATCAGAAACGGCAGTGTCCGAAAAAATTGAAACATTTAAAGAAGGCTTTGGATTGGGCCGCGGCACCGGAGGTGAGTCCGTTGCTAAGAAAAACCCATTCATTGTCAGTGTTGAAAAAACCGGTGAAATGGCAAAATCTGCAAGCCGTGTGGATTTTTCCATGGGCCTCAAAAAATAACGAAAGGAAATAAAAATGCCTACCGTAGCAAAAAACCGCATTACGCGTTCTGTTAGTCCGAAGTCACTTTTTGAATCCGCAAAGGCTTTGATTGACGCAACCGTGTCTTTCAACCAAGGCGATATCCTCTTTTTGGATGGCGCATTGATCAAGCCCGTCGCATCCGATGCCAACGGCGCATCCGTTTTGGGTGTTGCTCAAGCAACTATTGTGCTTGGTAAAGTAGTCGGCCCTTACGCCGGCCTTGCAACCTCGGCAGCACAAGCAATTGAAGACATTGCCGGCCCAGTCTATGGCGTCATTGTCCGCATGAAACTCAAATCCGGTGACGTTTTCGGACCCGGTGACGCAGTTTACGCATGTGCCGTGGATGCTCAAACCGTTTCAAGTGCAGGAACCAACCAAATTGGAATTTTCCAAGGTGCAACCGTAACCGCGGGCGCATCCTCGGAAGGTGAAATTTTGATTGGCGCCGTGTCACCTGCCGGCCTTCAATTCTAAGATTTGAAAAGGAAAGGAAATCATATGTCAGAAAAAATTCAACTGACCAAAGCAAACTTGAAAGAAGAAAACGCCAAGGTTCGCGCAAGCCGCATTTGGCAATCGGACGAAGAAAAGGAAATGGTTGCAGAAATGCAATCGAAGTTTGGCGTGGATATCCGCGACCAAAAAGAATTCCCTATTTTCGAATCCGGTTTCTTTGCACACGCAAAACAAAAATTGCGTGAGGCGGATCAATCGTCCGCTTTCCCTGCCGTGCAACGCGCCGGAATTCAAGCCGCCGTCAACGCACTCTATGAGCAAACCCCGGTCAGTTTTGACGAATGGACCACAACGGTCGCATCGGACAAGAAGACCGAACTTTACGCACCACTTCAGGGGATTGGTTTCGTTCGCCAAGTTGGTGAAAACGAATTATTCCCAGAAACCGGCGCGGTCGGAATGGATATTTCACTGACCAACCGCAAGTTTGGATTGATCCTGCCGATCACGAAAGAATTGATGGGTTATGACAAAACCGGTCAGTTTGCCAAACAAGCAAGCGTAATGGGTGAGTATTGCCGTCAAGCCCAAGAAGTTTACGCAATGGGTAAACTCGCATCCGTTTCCGGTATGAAATATGCCGATTTGGATGTGCCAGTGACTGAAACCAAAATGGCCGATGAAGCAACGTGGCCTTGGAGCACGTCATTGGTTGGCGGCGGTGCAAACCGTCCGGCATCCTATGGCCTTTTGAACCAAGGCACCTTGGAAGCGGCTTATACTGCACTCATGAACCAAAAGAACCGCTTGGGCCTGAAGATGCTCGTAATGCCTAGCCGTTTGATTATCGGG